ATGTCTTCCAATTCTCGACCTGCGGATATTCCCTTTTTTAGCAGATTAAACGCAGATGTGGCTATGGCTAACGCGGATACCGGGTCAAGCATTACTCGCTACCGCCACCGTTAAATTTGCCCCATGCACCGAGCATCAGCAGGCCAAGGACGAACAACGTGCCAGCTTTCGCCAGCGTGTTCAGGACAGTTTTCTTGATGCCTCGCCAGTCAGTAATTAGACTACGCAAGTCGCGTACATCGTCACCGGCCTCCTCATCGTGCAGACCGACTTCCTTCAGAGCTGACTTCATCTCTTCTCTGATGATCCTGCGTAACGCGAGTTCGTCTATGTCCACGATTCACCTCAAGGCTTCACGGGCCAAGTAACGGTAGTTGGAAAACCGCCTTGCTGTGGGATGTCACGCAGAGCTTGCCGGTACGTTGCCCACGCTTCTTGTTGCTCAGTAGTCATTGCAGCCCATCTATCTGGAAGCACCATTAGATCCGACTCTGCAAGCAAGTTATCTCTTTGCGCCCTCACACCCCCCGCCAATTCTTCTTGATTAACTGAAGAAGCTACAGGAGTGCCAGTTCCGTCAAATGACCAGCCAATATCCACTCCTGATGGACACTCAATCCAGCCTTTTTCAGCAGCAAAATCCGGCGTGGCGACTGCAATGTTTACTATTTTACCACCTTCAATAATTGCGTATCTCATGCTTCCCCCTTACCAAGTGTAAACGCGGATTAAGCCTGCACCGCCTGCACCGCCTATTCCCGATCCGGCTCCGGGAGAGGCGTTATTGCGAGCAGCACCACTGCCACCACCACCACCACCCGGTTGCCCGCCAGCGCCCCCATTTCCACCAAAAGCACTAGCTGCTCCACCGCCGCCACCACCTTGCCGCCCTATCCCATTACTTCCGTTGGAGCATGTGGACCCTGCAGCGCCACCCCCGCCACCGCGACAAGAGCTAGAGCCCCCCGCCTGTCCAGCTGTTTGAGTGTTGCAAGAAGTAAGTGCTCCGCCGCCGCCGCCACCGGGGCCGCCTTGAAACGAACTACCCCCCTGAGACACGGCTCTGCCGTTCTGTCCGCCTGATCCGCCTGATCCACCGCCATAGCCAGCGGGAAACGAAGAACCTGCTGTAGTGCCACCTGAGTTACCATCAGCGCCGCCAAATCCACCACTGGTATTAATCTCCGATCCAGCGTGTACTCCATATAAGCGAGGTTCCCCACCACGCCCAGCAGATGTGCTACATACCGATCCAGCAGCGCCCGCGCTTAAAACACCGCCACCTCCGCCGCCAATGTTAAAGCTTCCGTTACCCGCTGCGCCTGCACCTCCGCCATAGGCAGTCAAATGTGTGCCAAATGTAGAGTTACCTCCTCCTGTCCCGGCGTTTCCAGCTGCACATGAACTTGTTTGTCTTGCTCCGCCAGTACCGCCAGCCCCAATGGTTACCGTCACGGTTGAACCTAGATCAGCCGCCTTAAACATTCTGGTTGAATACGCGCCTCCGCCTCCGCCAGCACCCCCCGGCATTATCTCATTAACAGCTTTTTTCCCTCCGCTGCCTCCGCCTCCGCCAGCACCCCACGCTTCCACCATGACAAAATTTGCCCCTGACGGTTTTGTCCACGTTCCAGAGGATGTAAATTCTTGTATACTAGCAGCGGCGGAGCTAACGTACTCCAACGCCGTAGCGCCCGAGTTTACCACTAGCGCTTGCCCAGCAGTGCCTAGAGCCGTCAATCCTGTGCCGCCGTTAGCGATAGGCAGCGTACCCGTCACACCCGTACTCAAAGGCACGTTAGTGACTGTGTTGTTAGCTGCGTTAATTGTCTTGTTAGTCAGCGTAGCCGTACTCGTTGCTGTAAGCACATTCGACGGCGTAATGATTCCAGATAGTGTTGCCATGTTTTACTCCGGTGTTCTTACCTTCTGTTCAAGTAAACTACGTTTTCGCTTTCAACAACATGCACTTCGTGTCTGGATATAACCGCCGTTGAGGTGTCTCTATCTAGCGTCATTGTACCCTCACACACGATGTTGTAGTCAGCACCATTGCTGTCTTTTTCGCTTCGCACCGGCACAGTAATATCCAAGTGCTTAACCAAGTATTCCTTCTCGCCTTCGAACACTCGCCACACATGATCCATTGTGCCACGCCCGTCTTGGCCGCGAGTCTTGTTAAAGCGTATGCGGTACTTCACACAACCTCCGCCGCAGGCACTGGGCATGACTGAGCGACCTGTTGTACACCCAGATTGAAATGCACAAACTTAATAGGGGTGTTGGCTGCGTGTCTTGTAAACGAGTGAGCCAGCCAAGCGTTGGCAAAGATCATCATGCCCGGTCTTGGGGTGAAGTTAATCATCTTGCTTGCGGCAGTGGCGTTGTTCATGTTCTGCTCAGGCAGATCAATCTGTACCTTGCCAGCACGGGGGTCGTGGAAGATGACTCTGGAGCAGTCTTCAGGTGTCTCAAGAAAGTAGAAGCCCGTAATCTGTGAGCCGTAGCCGTGAACATGCTGATCCATTGAAGAGTGCTTGTGGTGCTCTTGTGTCCACATCTCCATGAAGGTCACCGCTTTGTCCTGCATCGCGTAGCCCTGCTCGTTCAAAATACTCCACGCGCTCATGCCAACAAACTCTGTGAACTCTTTCATGCGCTCATCAGCAAAGTAGCTGTCGGTCATGTACACAGGGTAAATCTCGTGCAGCTCACGCTCTTTGCGTACCAGCGCCAAGTACTCCTCTGAGACGGTGTTAACCACATCAAGGAAGTCTGGCCGGTCAATGATGTACATCGCCGTGGGGAAGTGATAAGCGGCCTGAAGCTGCGTGTTTTGCACGGGCTGGGCGGCTACCTTCTTTTTTGGCTTACTCATGCGCTCACCCAAATCCACTGCGCGAAATCAAAAACGTACTGGCCTTCACCTTCTGGTTTTGCTGGAGCTTCTTTCCAGTTGTTGTCTGCACCTGACCAGCGGAATATCTTGCCCTCTTCAACGGGTCTTGGGATCGGAGGAACCATCCTTAAGTTGGCCTCGTCAAGCACCCACGCAGTAAAGTTAAACGCATTGGGGCGCAATGCCCACGCATCTATTACGGCCTGCTGCTTCGCTGCAATTTCTTCGGCTGTCATGGGGCGAACAGTCCACACATCCGTCCACACGCCGTCAACAAATTCGTAGGCTGGCTGCTCACTTTCCAGCACCTCATAGACACCCAGAGTCGGACGATCAACACGCACAAAGGGCTTCCAGTGGTCAGGAACGCCGCCAAAGGCTGCTATTAAATTATGTTCAAAGGCAGGGTGATTAACTGTCTGCCCGTTTTCAGTTTGTATGTATAGTTTCATTATTCATCCGCTGTTCTAGTTGAAGGGAAAGACCTAGCACAACCGGGCCAGATTATGCGGAGAGCACTTGTCCTAGTCCCATAGACATCACCACAAATTGTACTAACAAACCCAGCAGCTCCACCATAATTGCCGCCGTTACCCGGTGTTGAGGAAGTGCTTGCTGTTCCTGATGTCCCTCCGCTACCACCAGTCCCTGCGCCACCATTGGCAGCGCCACCAGCTCCGTTAGCCCCCTCCCCTAGCAGGCCGACACCTCCGCCACCGCCGTGATAACGCAAAGGAAGACAGCATCCAAAATAGTTAGGACAATAAAAGTCTCCGCCTCCGCCTCCGCCTCCGCCAGCCCCGGCTGAGCCAGCACCTCCAAGTGTTCCACCACCCCCGTTACCAGAGTAGCCCCCCGCCCCTCCGGGTTCGCCGCCGTTTCCGCCGCCGTCACCAGTTCTGGCTGTACGACAACCAGCACTTACGGTGCAAGTATTTATAAAGTAGCTACGATTGGCTGAATTAGAACTAACAAATGCGGTGTACGAACTGCCGGGTGTTACAGAAATATTATTTTTGTAGGCTAACGCGCTCCCCCCAAATCCATCGTTATACCCGACTACAACAGTCGAAACTTTAGTCACGCCAGCAGGAGCAACCCAAGTAAAAGTACCGGACGTTATAAAGGCTTCTTGTCCCGGCGGCGTAATAAACGACCGCTGATTCATAAATGTAACTTGACCAACACCACTCATGTTAAGCCACTCCCGCTGATGAGCCATTGGGTAGAAGTAATCTTGATGCAGGTTGCAGAACCGTTTGTAGCCAAGGTTCGTGAACCTGTTGTACCAGCCGATGACAAAGTTAATGTGTCAGTCGTTATTGCAATCGTGACGTTAGCTACCGCCATGTTGATGAACGTAATAGCCGTACCGATAGGGAAAGCCACTGAACTGTTTGCAGGGATCGTGAATGTCCGAGCGTTGTTGTCTCCAACAGGGTGAAATATGTGCTTGCCAGCGTCTGCCAGAACTAGTGTGTAGGCCGCAGATTGAGAATTTTGCGGTACGTTCCTAAAGCCCACAGCGTCTGTGCCGTCTACAGTACAGTTTGATAACGTGCCTGAAGATGGTGTGCCTAATACTGGAGTAACCAGCGTAGGAGATGTGGCAAATACCAAAGCACCTGAACCTGTCTCGTCTGTTACCGCTGCCGCCATTTGTGCAGATGTAGCTACAAGCGTGTTAGAGGTTAAGTTGATGGTTTTATTCGTCAGCGTCTGAGTACCATCCAGCGTTACCGCAGTGCCACCATTGCCACCAATCTGAGCGTAGACTTCCCATGTAGAGCCGTCATAGACAAACTGCACACTTGCGCCTGTGATGTCGCAGATTAAGTTTTCAGCCAAGCCGCCGATGGTAGAGCCGTTTCGGCCAACCGTGAGGTTATTCGTACCCCAGTTTGCCCCTGCGTCAGCAACGACTACCTGTGCGCCTGTTGCCGGAGTTGCCGGTAAATTAACGGTAAACGCACCACCAGAGGTGTCGGCAAGTACGCCTTCTTTGTCTTGGGTAGTGTAGTTCGCAGTCTTAACAACGTAGGTCAAACCACCCGCCGGAAGCACCGCAGACGTCCACGTTGTACCATTTGAGGTCAGGACGTTGCCTGTTGTGCTAGGAGCAACAAAGGTAGGGGCTGATGTGCCGTTGCCCAAGATCACGTTGTTAGCAGTCAGCGTTGTTAGGCTTGTGCCGCCGTTGGCAACAGGGAGGGTGCCAGAGACCCCGGAAGCCAGCAGAATCGTGGGGTTAGCCAGCGTAACTGCTGCACCTGCACCTGCACCGTCAGTTACTATCATCGCCTTTGTGCCGGTCGCAATGGTTACCGTAGCACCTGAGCCTTGTGATATCGTGATT